CTCCGACAGACCCCCTTCGTAACCCTGCTGTTCTTCGTCGCCCTGACCCTCTTCGCCATCCTGTTCGTCTGAACCGTCAGCGGAGATACGGACCTGCATACGGCCCTCTTCAGGTTCACCGAACGGGTCCACATCGGAGCCATACGGGTCATCACTGTTTGTGTTCAGCTCGATTGCATCATCGCCATCACGGGCAGCAACATCAAGAGCCAACATGTTTTCTTGGTGCTCCTCAGGTGTACTACCAGTCAGTACAGCACTGTTAACACCGAAGGATGCGTATACGTCTGCGTTAGATTCGCCAGCCATTTCAATCTCCTTAAAGTTAAGACTAAGAGGGAAACACGAAGGACTCGAACCTTCTGACCAGACCTCATTCAATCTGGATGTGTCTCCCTATAGTGTGCCCTAATTACATGCCCGGTTGCATACCGACTGAATCAGCAGCTGCGGCCATCGCCTCAGGACTTGAAGTAGCCTGTGCGGCCATCCCTTGACCCAGCGCTGCGGCACCTTGCTGTGTAGCAATCTGAGCACCTTGCTGCGCCATAAGGGCATTCTTCTGCTCCTGAGTGAGAAGCATACCAGCTGTGTCGAGTCCGATAGCGTTAGCGATGCGCAACTTGAGGTTAGCCAAGTTGAGGTCATCATCACCTTCGAGGGCCTTAAGGGCTGACCACGCGTTAATGCAGCGCTCCAGCTTGTCAAGGTCCTGACCACGTCCGATAGCCTCAAGGCCAGTGCTGATAGTTGGCTCGACGGCCTCTTTAGGTAACTCCGGGATTTGCTGCGTGGCTTGTAGTTGCTTCAAGAGCACTCTTACCAGAGGCAGCTGGAGTTCCTGCGAGAGAATCGAGTAGACACCGCCTAGGGTATCTTCCAGCTCTGACGCCACGTACCGAATCTCTTCGGCTGTGACTCGCTCGCCTGTACGTTGTACCGCACTGTTGAGCATAAAGGCATACGAGAGGCGAGCCTCAATGGTGTCGCTTACGTTCTTCGCTACGGTAAAGTCACCGGACTTCTCCAGCTGGAGGAACTCAATGTCCTGCTTACGGCCCGGTACGAACGCACCAGACTGTGCTGCCGTGAGTCGGCGTACCTGAGTGATACCTGCCGGGTCTACCAGACCGATAACCTTAGCGGTAATCATGGCCATCTTAACGATGGACTCTTGGAGGTTCTCTAGGGACTTGAGGTCACCCAGATACTCTTCCACGTAGGAACGACCGTAGGATTCACCGTCGATGCGGACCATGCGGACCGGAATGTACGGACACTCTTCGAGCGGGTACTCGGCCTCACTGCCCGGAACCACCGCTTCGGCAACCTCTTCGTACTTCGAGTAGCCATCCCCGGCTTCGTTCAGGTACACGTGGGTGTAGACGTCAATCTCAGCGTCTTCCTTTTGCTCACCTTGGGCTGCTTCCACTTGGCTGCGGACATCCTCAGGGAGAGCGTTGAACGCAATCTTGTCGAGAGTGACAATCTGGAGTACGTTACCGAAAGCGTCTCGCTGGACCACATACGAGTTCAGTCGATAGAGCTTCATCGGGGTATAACCCTCAGGCTCCGGTAAGTACAGCAATGCGTTCCCGGCCACACACAGTTGCTTCAAGCACTCAAAAAGAGTCACTCGGTAACTGTTGGACTCGATGTAGTTCATGATGATGCGCTCTACCATTGAGAGGCCCTCATCGACCTTAGCGAGACCCTCAGCGTCACCCAGAAGGTTCTTCGCTTCGTATTCACTAATGGTCAACTTCATCCATGACTGCATCGGGAACAGGGCCAGCATCAGCTTGGACGCTAGGTTGTTCAGGCCGCGAGCACCTACGGATTGCCACGGAGTCGTGTAATCGGTTGATGCGTTATCGGAGTCCTTAGGGAACAGTGAGGGAATCGTGTACTGCGCACAGGACTCTGCTCGTGTCTCGTAAGGCTGTCGGTCGTTCTTCAGACGGTCATATACCGCCTTGGCCCCTTCCTCTGCGAAGCCTTCGAGTTTAACTTCTGCCATTTGTTAGCCCTCCCCATAACCAATCATAAGTTAATCCCACCGCCTGAGCTGCGGGAAACTGAGAGGGACTTCTTGCCAGACGCTCGGGATTTCTTCTTACCAGACTCAGTGTCTGCCGAAGACTCAACGTCCTCCACGACCTCTTTCGGTGCTTCCTGAGGTGCGGCCACTGGGGTCTCTGCGGCTGTCTGCACGTTAGGTGCGTCTGCTGCTAGACCTACGGCCTTGAGTGGTGCCTTGACTACCTTGGAGATAGCCTTCTTGATTTTCTTAAACAGTCCCATGTTAGCCTCCTAAAGCTGACTTACGGATTTTACTGACGGACCCTGTAGGCTCTGTCGTCTTGGTCACCTTGAGTGACTTACGCCCTGACACCTCAGGAGTGGTGCTGTTTGAGTCTTCGTCGCCACCGTACTGGATACCCTTGGGTTCCTCAGTGAGCGGAGCTGGCTCAGGGACAGTCGTTGTGTCGACCTTAGGTGCTTTCATCTTAGGTGAGAAACACATAATCAATCTCCTTCTTTGAGTGCACGCTGACGGCCCTCCATCTCGTCAAGGACACGAGAAGCCATGTAGTGACCATACAGTACACCGGAGATGAACTCCTCACTGTGGCCAGCCTCACGTAGCTTACGGACCTCTGACTGATACAGGAAGTCAGCATTGAAGCGAGACTGTAGGTACTCCTTGACAGCTCGCGGTACGTCAGGAAGGTCATTAGGATTGTTAAGGATGTGCTCTATAGGTTTTAACATTTGAGTCTCCTCTTTAAGTAATCTTTAAGTAATAATCATAATGGGCACTTCCCTATAGTGGGTCCTAATTGTGCCCATGAGTTTATCACTCTGCTTTGTGCTCGACTATCTGCTTGATAATCAAGGCCAACATCCAGAGACCACGAGCGACTAAGCCCATGGTCAGTACGATGAGAATCAGCTGCCCGGTTGCCATAGAGTAATCTCCCCCGTCTCGATGTTGTACTCATCAGAACGGAGGATGCGAGCCATCTGGCCCTGCTTGATTACTTCCGCTTCGGTCATCCCTGCTTTGGCACCAATGGACTTAATGCAGTCCCAGAGCGTCTCTCCCGGCTCAGGAGCGCGTTTCACCCACTTGGTCACCTCTTGGCCCTTGTTCTTACCGGACTTCAGCACGGACGTTACAGGCTCCACAATGAAGGGCTCCTTGAGGAAGTCCTCAGCGGTATCGCCCCATCCGGGAATCCCGCCGTAACCATCGGTGATATCTCCCTTGATGGTCTGGAAGAGGTGCCAGTAGTCAGCGGTCTCTTGAGTCTGCACGAGGATGTTACCAGTCGTACACCACAGGAAGTCGCAATCCGGGATGGTCTTAAAGTCCTTGTCACAGGAGACCAGCACGGCCTTCTCGTAGTTGTACACGAGAGGGTTAGACCCAATGATACCCATCACGTCATCGCCTTCGAGCTGAGGCTCAAGGACGCACGTGCAGGTCTCGAAGACGTACTCAAGGAACTCGAAGTAACCGACAGGCTTCTTGACGACTGCGCGGTTCTCTTTGTACGTTGGGTCCACCAGTAGCTTGCGCCAGTTGACACGGTCGGTGAACGCTAGGATAACGTCGGCATTCTTCCATGCCTTCTTGCGGCCCTTGTAGGACTCAATGGAGTTCTCCAGAATCTCACGGGCCTTAGCGTGGTCACAGCAACGGTGCCAAATCTCCTCCTCCCACGAGGCATCGAACTCAGCGGCACTCATGGCTTGGAACACCAGCCAGTCACCATCCATCACAAGGACACCCTTGGCAATCTTCTGGGTTGCCCGGTAGTCACTGAAGGATAACAATGTGTGCTTACTCACTGGCCACCTCCTGAATCTTTACGAAATACTCGGGTCCCTTACGAGTTGTCCCGTACTCTCCGGGGCTTGTGCGCACCACTACGGTCTTTGGGTTTATCTTCTCAATGGTACCTTTAGACAGCCCGTAGCCACCATACGAGGTAATTACCACGCGGTCACCTACTGATACCTCTTGCCCTAAAAAGTCTTTCATAAGCAACCTCCATGGGTCTTAAGGAATTTCACTCCGGCACTGGTAATTTCCCAAGCGCCACCGTTACGACCACTCATGGTCAGGCACGAAATGTGACCACGGCTCGCAGCCTCAGCGACTAGCGCAGCGTTGTTACGCACGTAGTTCGACTGGAAGGACTTAGGGCAGCCCTTGAGGGCCGCCAGAACTTTGAGGTACTCGCTCACTTGGTTACCCTCACGGTTGCCGGAGAGAAGCGTACCGTCACAGTGGAACAGCTCAGCTCTTTACCGAGGTCCTTAATAGCTTCTCGCAGACCGCTCTGCATGACGAATGCCAGTGCCGCCTCGTGACCTTTGGTGATTGCTTCGGTTACAATGTGCGCCTGACGTTTGTCATCCACGCCATATGCAAGAGATAGTAGGTCCTCAAGGAACTCCTGCTCCTGCTCGTTACTCATAGTCGCCGTTACGTCGAACGTTACGCGAAACTGTTTGTTAATGCCCATGATAAATCTCCTGTATTATTAGTGACATACGGCCCAGTTCGGACCCATCTTACCCTCTGTATCCAGACGGCAACGGAACTTAAAGTGTTCTCCCACGTTACGCATAGCTTGCTGCGCAGTGTCAATCACCTGCTGTGCAATCTCTGGGGTCCGACACGCTACTTGGATTTCATCGTGGACCCACGCCATGTACGCAAAGTCGCCATCCCATCCGTGCTTCAAGCCAGCCTTGAGAAGCAGTTCTTCAGTCTCGACAATCCACAGCTTACAAATGAGCGCACCCGCTGACTGAAGCAACGTGTTGAGCGCGGCATGTGGTGACCGAACGTGTACCTTTCTTCCATCCAGTCCCTTAATCCAGCGTCGTTTCCACTTGACCTTCTGTTCTCCGGCGACCCATCGGGATGACTCGACGAGGGTCTGCTGGATTCCTTCACGCAACGCTGCGATTGCTGGGGTGTTCTCAAGGAATTTCTTCTTGAGTTCCTTTCCGCGTTCCTTACCTGCTCCAACGATTTGTCCAATCTTCTCATCGCCTGCTCCGTAAAGGAATCCGTAGATAAAGGTCTTTGCATTGTCACGAGTCGGAAGCTCAGCGGCCTGTTGATTAACTGTGTGAATGTCACCATTGAGGATAACATCCGCGTAATCTCCATTATCGTACTTGGACATAAAGTGGGCGAGACAACGTAGCTCCAGACCTGAGGCGTCAATACCTGCTTGAACCCAAGGTTTTCCAGTAATACCATCAAGGTGGTGTTCAGCTCCGAATGCGGCTCGGCAAGGTTCACCATAAGGAGAACGGACTCCGGGAACTTGTCCGAGGTTAGGAAAACTGTGTGTTGCTCGGCCTGTAACGGCCCCATTGGGATTAACGGACCCATGAATTTTACCATCCTCTTGAACGTAACGTAGCCACGCCTTGTCGCCCTCAGCCGCCTGACCGATACGCTTCTGTATCATCAGGTACTCTTTGATGAGGTCGATACAGCGCTGCTTCTCAGGGTCTTCCACACGTACATGCTCAAGGACCTCGTCGTCTACCTTAGGTGCACCCTTGTCGGTGAACTCTGTCGGTACCCATCCGGCTTCCTTCAGCTTGAGCGCAATGTGGTCTCGGCTACTTGGGTTGAACACAACGTGCTCTACTGGTGTGTACGGAGCGCCCTCTACGTAATCCCGAGTGTCCAGCTCGCAAGGTTCACGACCCTCACGCTGAGCTTTGTTCTTGGGTTTCTTGTAGATGGCACCCTGCTTCGGGTACTTCACTCGTGGGTATTTACCCAGAGGCTTCCCGGTGCGCGGGTGAAGGAATAACTCAGTGCCGCCCTTGGGTTGATACCAAGTTCCGAAAGTGTCGGTGAGTGTCTGAAGGAGTTCAGAGCGCCGACCAGCGAGTTCTACGTAGAGTTCCTCGATGGCCTTGGTGTTGAACGGGAAGCCGTTGCGCTCCTGCTTAGCGAGTAACCAAGCTGCTCGGTGTTCCAACCAGACGGCCTCGCACGCCTCTTCCCAGAACCTCAAGCAGTACGCGGAGGTGTAGAACTCTATGGTATTGCTACCAAACAGTGGGAAGTAGTGCTTGTCGCTAAGTAGCTTCTCTAAGAGTGCCTTGGTAACCACAACATCCTGAACGTTATAGTCCATCATAGGCTCGTTGAAGCTAATCCACTCAGCACCGTCCACATACTCCTCGCCCTGTTCCTCAAGGAGCTTCTTGAAGTCATCCTTGTATTCACCCTTCATCTCGCCTAAGCGGTAACCCCACGCCTCCAGAGCGTGAGACCCGAAGCGCTTACCGGGTAACTTGCCGGAACGCAGCAAGGCCATGTCGGAGTCCTTAATGTTCGCAAACAGTAAACGACTAAGAACCAACGTGTCCACTACGTTCTCACGCGGCAGGTGGAACTCTCGGTTCAATTGGAGCTTGGCCAGCTTGGTCAACACTGGGGCATCGTACTTGTGGCCGTTGTGGAATACAATGAGACCACCACGAGCCACCTCGGCTTCCAACGCATCGAGATACGCTGAGAAGTCCCAAGGTCGATACGATACGTACTCGTCTGTACTGTAGTCATAAATGACACCACAGTGGAACTGAGTGACTTTCTCTAAGAGGTTGTTGGCCTCGATATCGGTTACTAACATAGCGGTCTCCTGTTACTTAACTACGTCAGATGAAATAATCACGTGGACGCACGGTTAACTTACTTTTCTCAATGGCGAAGCTGCCTGTAAGGACGTCAACACCCAGACGACTAACGCCACGGACGTGAGAAACCTGAGCGAACTTGTCACCCACACTGCGGATATATACGGTTCCACCAATGGCACCATCCTCCCACGTTGCCAGCTCACCAGCCTTCAGTGGGATACTGCGCCAGTCGCTCCGCTTTGGTGCGGGTTTCTGCCAGCCCTTGAGTCCACTGTGGGTCCACCCAAGGTTCTCCAGAATGTGAACGGCAGCGTCGCGCTTGGCTTCATAAGTCTTGGCCGCAGCCAGCTCTTTGTTCAGCGCCTCAATCTCTTTACGAATCTCTTCAGGTTTACGCATGGTAATGTCCTCTCAATATGTTGTGTATGATAATCATAAAGGCCACTACATATAGTAATGACCTTGAGTTTATCACTTAGATTCTGATGCTGCGGCCAGACATAAGGACGTTTCGCCGACCTCTTTTGTCAGGAGTGCCTCCCGAACTTTGTCTTCACCAATAGCCACGGTTGCGGCCACGGCCACGGATGCCAGTAAGCGAGCTGCCTGCACATCATCAAGGGTAACGCGCTGAGTGTGCGCACGGTTATCGCTCTTAGCCTTCCAGCGGTAGACCAGAGTTACCTTGTCGTTGCGAACGTTGATGTGAACCTTGCGGCCCCACTGGTCTACAGTGTCGGACAGCTGGATGGTGTTGCCGGGGAATTTAACTTTGGTAGTCATTAGAAGAACTCCTTAAGTTTCTGAGCTTTAGCGGCAACTTTCGCTGCCTCTGCGGTTGCATCCAGAGATGCTTGACGTGCCTTGTCGGCTGCTTTAGCCAGCTTAGCGGCTACTTTCGCTTCCACCTTGGACGATTTGTCAAGTGCCTTGGCTTCACGGATGTACAGCGCGATGACCAGACGGCCTAACTTCTCGATTAATTTAAACATGGTGGTTCTCCTTTCAGTAAGCATCTTTGTGGTTAATGATTTTACTCTCGTCTACTTTGAGTAGAACATCTAGTAAATCAGTAGTCGTCTTCTTCGTGGCCTTCCCAGCCAGTATCTCCCTCTCCTTCTCCGCCAGTGTAGCTAGACGGTTCAAGGAGTCCGGTCTTTTCGTTGTACTCCATGTACCCCGCAATGCCAACGCCAATACCATTAAAGCGACACTTGAGAATACGAAGGAGGACAAGATTAGGCATATCCCCTTGCTGATTACGCTCAAGTGCAATGATAGTATCAGAGAGCTGGCGCAGAGACCCAGACCCACGCAGGTCAGTAATGGAAACAGCACGTCCTTCTTCATGAGCTTTACCTTTCTCCGGGTTCTTCAGGTGGCAAATAACAATGAGTACCACTCCGGTTGACTTAGCGAACCCTTTCAGCTTGGTCATGAGTCGGTCAATCATCTTGCGCTCGTCGGATTCCTCAGAGGCGGACACTACGATTGAGATGTGGTCCAGAATGATTACGTCACAGTTTAACCCTGTGCGCATGTAGTGCAGCTTGGCCAGCAGGCGGTCTACCTCGGCTTCCGCAAAAGAGTCATAGAGATGGAACTGGTCGGTGCCATACAGTTCATCGAACCATTTGTCGTACGTGCCGTCCTCAATGAGTTTCTGCTTGAACTCCCGAGGCTGCTGCCGTAAGCGGATACCGTTAGCAATCCCTAGGACATCCTCCATGGTCTCCTCTACGGATTCCTCAAGCATCGCCATGCCTACCCGAAGTCCTTGCCCTCTGGCGAACCCTAGGGCCTGCTGGCGAACGAACGTAGACTTACCCATTCCTGACCCAGAAGTGACCATGATGACTTCGCCACCACGTGCACCCAAGGTTCGGTCATTCAGTCCCGGACATCCCGAGAAAAGGTATCCTACGCTTTGTTCGCTGGTCATGGCCTCTCGCACTCGGTCCTTCATGGACATCGCACCGATGACACCATCAGGTACCCATGGGGCCGCGTTCCATATCTGGTCGAGAACCTCCTTGCCTTTGCCCTTGAGCAAACACTCGTTGGCATCCTTCTCGGTCAGCACGGCCACGTGGACCTTACCGGGAGGGAGAACCTGAGCGGCTTCCTCAACAGCTGCACGACCCGGCTCATCCATGTCGAACATCAGGATAATCTGGTCGAAGCTATCGAAATACTCGTAGTTTGCACTGCAAGTTTTCTTAGCGGCTGACGCACCGTGACCGAGAGAAACCACAGGCCACTTACAGTCCTGAAGTTGCATCACGGTTAACATGTCGATTTCACCCTCTGTGATGACAATCTTCTTGCCACCATTCCATAGGTGCTTACCGAACAGTGCATCCCCTTTGTGGGACCCTCTGGTAGAGAAGTTCTTCTCCTTGTCCCGCAACTTCTGAGAGACGATGGAGCCATTCTGGTCACGATAGTCGGCCACCTGATAGGCGGTCCCTCTGACCTTGGCGACCCAATAGCCAGCCTTCTGGCATGTCGCCTTTGAGATACCACGAGCAGTCAGGTCAGTGTACCGACCGTCACTCTCGCCGAATACCAATAGTCCTGAGCCTTGTGTATTCATCCCGTAATTCCCTCCTTTGGGTCTTCTCGATGATAACTTTTCGGTACGTTCCTCTGAGCCGGGAACCCGGTGTTGACACACGAAGCAATACTCATGCCCGTCAGAGTACACTGAGTTACCATCAGAAGAACCACAGTTTTCGCACGGAGCGTGGAACAGGAATATGCTCTCCTGACCATCTTCTTGGCTGTCTCCGTAACTCATAAAGCCGTCCCGTCAACACACGACATGAAGAACGCTATGAGGAAGGTCACGCCCCAAAGTCCGAGCACGCCATACGCCAGCAGCGGGATTATATCGAAGTCTTTTAAGTTGTTCATAAAATGCCTACCTCATGTAAGACGCAAAGTGCGATGGTACCAACCAATACGGCTATAGTTAGCGTTACGATTGTCAATACAAACATGAAGAATATATCATGTACCTTGTTCATAAGGGTAATCTCCATTGGTGTGGTCAGTCCGGGAATCGAACCCGAATGAAACGCAGCGCTACGCCAAGTGCACCTTAGCCTGACCATAATTTATACAGAATGTGCGACAACAGGGAAACGTAATTGTCTCCCTGTAGTGTGCCCTAATGTTTACCCACGGTCCGAAGTAACCAGTTCGCCCGTTCGCACCCAGCGTTGTAGGTCGAAGCTAGGACAAGCCTTCGGTGCTACATCGTGATGGGCCATGATGACGGCCTTTGGATAGGTTCCCTTCAGTTCGTGGAGAAGTCCCTTCAGTGCGCTCATCTGCTGAGGCGTGAAGTTTGCTTCAGGTTGCCCCTTAGCGTCGATACCACCAACCAGACACACACCGACAGAAGTCGAGTTGTATCCCTTGACGTGAGAACCCACAGCATCTTGGTCACGGCCCGTCTCAACGGTGCCATCACGGCGGATGATGAAGTGATACCCTACGTCCAGCCAGCCCTGCTCTTTGTGCCACTGGCGAATCTCACGGACACCGATGTCCATGGCTGCCTTGGTGGCAGAGCAGTGTACGAAAATCTGAGAGGTCTCCTGTCGCTTAGTGAATTGAACCTTAGCCATGCTACTTTGCTCCTTTCTTCTGTTTGAACTTGCCGAACGGTACATCACGCTTCGGCTCCTTCAGCCAGTCTACGGGAATCAATTTGTCGGCAAACAAGATGTTATGCTTCTCGCACCACTCAGCGTAACTGGTGGGCGACCCTTTGTAAATCTTAGTTCGACTCGAAGAGAACACTAACCGGATGTCTAACTCCGGGTGCTGCTCACGAATCAGTAGGTGCTTCTTGCGGTCCTCGGCTTCCCAGAGACCCTTAGTCTCCACGAAGATACCGTTGGGCAACAAGAAGTCTGGAGTGTAAAGGTGGTCACTCGCAGGAATAACGTAAGGGATGCGCCACAATTCGTAATCGAACGTGACGCCCTTTGATTCTAACTGCTTGGACACCTTGTCCTCAAGGCCAGACCGGAAGGCACCCACCTTCCGAATCCCTTTGGCCCCATAGCCAGCCATTAGAAGTCATCGTCTTCTTCGGCTTCGCCCTCGTCAGCTTCTTCCTCGCCAGACCAATCTTCCGGGTCTTCCTGAGGTTTACGGCTGCGAGATTCGTCCGCTTCGTAACCGCCTTCTACGGCCTCGTCGGCCCAGTCATCCTCACCACCACCAAAGGTAGCCAGTTCGACCAGCATCACGCCTTCCAGCTGCAACTTGACGGATGCGCCAGCTACCGCAGACCAGCCGTACGGTACCAGCGAGAAGCGAATCTTCACTTTGGAGCCGCCACCGATAATCGGAACGTCTTGGATGCGCTTGCCCTTCGCGTCTACTACGCCCAGAACAATCTTCTTGGTCTCGCCAGTCTTCTTGTCCTCGTACGAACCGTAGCACTTGAAGTTGAACGTGGTGGTACCGTCACCGTTGTCGAAGAACGGCATGTCGCCTTCGTACGGCTTCAGAGGTTTCTTACCCTTCTGAACCTTCGGCGGGTTCGCTTCGTGCGCTTCCAGACGGGCAGCGTAGTTTTCCTCATGGGTCTTAACGATGAGGTCTACGAGGTCCTGACAGTCTTCGTTATTGAACGTTACGGAACCTTTGTAGGTACCGCGTGGGTTCTCAAAACCCTCACCGCCATAGTCCGGCTTGTTGAAGTAAGCATACGGCTCACAGGTGCCAATCTTGGTGGTATAAATTTTCTTCTTAGCGAATGCCATGATGAATCTCCTTTGGTTTATAACAGAAAGAGGGACAACCTGTGTCCCTATAGTGTGTCCTAATGACTATCCGGGCGTACCCGAGTCACTTGGCCTAACTCTTCGTACTCCGCCTCGGCAACTTCGAGGGCCTCCTCAAGAGACCCAGCGTGTACCGGGAGTTCATACGATGCGTTAGCTGTCTCGACCGTTACGACGAACTTTTGCATCTTCTCGCTCCTTCCACATGTTATACAGGGTAATGTACGCAGGGTCGAGCGTCTTCTCGTACATCTTTCTTGCCCACTCACTTGGACTTTCCATTACGAATCCTACTTACCGTGGAGTGGTGTATGCCAAGACTCCTAGCCAACTCCCGCGTCCCTAAGTCACTCTCACGGATTAATACCCTAAGGTCCTCACTGAGTCTGTTGGTAGGTTGTTTACGTGGGACTAGACCGTTCGAGTGTGCTGAAAGTATGTTCTCAGATTGCGCACCCAACACTAAGTGGTCAGGGTTTATGCAGCGCTTGTTGTCACACAGGTGCATCGCCACACCGTCCATGTCCTCCACGTTTACTCCGAGCTTCTCGGCAAGAACCTGCCTGTGTAGACCGATGTTCTTACCGAGCCGCTTACAGTAGGCACTATAATAGGTGCCCTTCTTGCCGTGGTCTATACAATCACTTGGCGTCATAACACAGACCCTTGTGCTTGGTATACAGCTCCAGATAGAAAGTGGCCTTCGCCATGTCTTTCTCTAAGGTAGCCAGCTCGGACTTCTTACCAGCACGAAGGCGGTACTTGAGGATGTTCCCGAGGCAATACCCTTTGAACATCTCTTGGGTCATGCTGCGGGCAATCACCTCGATGGCCTCGACGCCTTCGAACAGTTGGTAGTGACTCGGAGACTTCACAGCGTCAGACTTTTTGTCATGATGGTTCGGGCAGGATTTCACGTGGTTCTCGTCACGGGTACCACAGGCTGTGCAGATAGTTCCTGACTGTGCCACCTTTGACTTACAGGTGTGTGGGTAACGGTCGTCATCAAACGAGCACGCCTCACAGAAGGTCGATACCACCACCTCAGGTTTAGCAATTCCCTCTGACTCTACTTCCTTGCGGTCGTCCATAGCGCGTACCTCTCCGAGCGTACTCACTTTCAGCATCGGGCAGTCCTCGCAGGCAACGCCGGAGCAGGCCACAGAGCACTCCATCACGGAGTCATCGAGTTCCTTGTTCTGGTCCACAATTTTGTAGACAGCTATAATCTTTTGGTTAGTCATTTACGACCTCCTTGATACGCTCCCAGAACAGGCGAAGGCGTGGCCACTTGGTTACCACAACGGGTACGAAAGGACGGCTCTTAGTCTGAGCCAATTCGTAGAGACCGCGAGTAACCAAGATGTGCACACTAGGTGCCAGCTCGAAGGTGTCGCCGATACGTGGAATCTTACCGTGACGCTCAGTGGCTGCTACAGTGCTGCGGTCCTCCCGGCGAACCGAGAAGATACCGTTGGATTTATTGAAGTGTAAGCGCATGGTTATGCTCCTTTTGGTGGCTCGTCGTTCATTGACCACACGATAGCCGCGAGGATGAACACGATGATTAGAATCAGGTTGATAGACATTTGGTGTCTCCTATAGTGGGTCCTAATTAGTCATTGGCGCCTACAACCACACCAATCCCAAAACCTATGATAAACACAAGGGCCATGCTCAGTATAATCTCTAAAGGTGTCATCACATTTTCTCCGTTGGGTCAGACTCGGTGCCACGCCATTTGTCGAACGATGGGTGACGCAGAGAGCCATCTGGAGTTTCCTCCATGTACTTGATTTGGCACGCCCAGCCCTCGTAAGGGTTTGCGGCCTCTGCCTGAAGGTCCTCCTGAAGTTTACCGTTAAATGACGGGAATTGACCATCGCCGTAGCAACCATTGGAATACTCAATGACAGCCTTGGTGAACTCGTCCATAAGTGCCTGAGAGATGTTGTTGGCGGATACCACACGTCCAGACTCAAGGAGAACCTCGAAGCCAATCACCTTGCCCTCATTGGCCAGACCGGGAGTTCCCCAGTTGATTCCCACTACGATACCGTCGGCTTCATTCTCTGGCTTCAGTTTCCACCAGCCGGACTTCTTACCGCGCTTATAGATACCGCGAGGGTCCTTAACCACCAGACCTTCGTGACCTTCTTCTCGTTTCTGTCGGTACAGCGCATCGAGTTCGTCCATGTCGTAAACTTCATGGGACTCAGAGAGGCACCACTCGACTTCAGGGAAGTGGTCTTGCAGGATTGATAAGGCTACCTTGACGTGCTCAAGGCGGAGGAGGGTCATCACGTTGTAGTCATCACCGGACTCGATAATGTCAAGTGGAATGATATCGTAGAGGACAACTTTGAGGTCTGCGCTGTTTAGGTGGAAAGGGATTTTACCTTTAGGATTGTCCCACTCTTTCTCAATAGCATAGGTGGAGAACTCATAGTTCTTTGCCTTGAGCCACTTGGTGCGCAGGAGGCCAGACCCAGTGTTGAAGTCTACACCTTTGACCATGAGTTCGCCATCAAGCATGAAGCCATCAGGGAAAATCCAGCGGTCATCTTTCAGTAACTTCTGCCAGCGCGCATCGAAACCATTGAGGTGCTCAAGGGCCGGAATGGTCTTAGAGACCCGGCTTAGCCACGCTACGTTGGCCGTGTTGTCTACGCAGATGTTCCCGCGTACACCATCGTGCTTCGTGTCCGCGATGAGGTAACCGGAAGTCTCCAGTGCCTTCTCGATAGCAGAGCGAACGAACGATACGGCCTTAAAGGGGTTGGTCTTAATGTTCATCATGATGATGTCTCCGATGTTTAGTGTTCATTTAGTGTGCAATAAGCAATCATAAAGGCCACCGGAATCCGATGACCTTGAGTCTGCCTATAGTGTGTCCTAATTACTGCCAGCTTGAGTAGTCGGCTGCGAGTTTTGCCAGCCAGTCTGACGCTGAGTCAATCGACCAGTGACTGAACCGCTTACCTATGAGAAGTGACCCGCGTGGTTCGAACACGTTGAACAGTACGGTGTTAGTGAATGGGTCATCAAGCATGACCACGTGCAGTCCTGTCGTATCCAGTAGTCTACGCTCCGCTGCTCCTAAACGAGACCATTGTGAGGTGCTTCCATCGAAAAGCCATCTTTTTTCCGTAGCCATTTGTTACGCTCCTACGAAGTATTTCTCTTGGTTAACAACGCTGTCACCCTTCGCGTTACGGAAGGAACCTTTCACCCCACCACCGCGCTGCGTCTTGTTGAGCTTGCGGCCCTTAGGGATGTAGCCCTCAGTCTGCTGACGTTCACGGGTGCGCTCGAAGTTGATTGTGTTCTGATACATGGTGTTGCTCCTGATTGGTGTTAGGGACATTCATGAAGGCCACCAAACGTGATGACCTTGAGTATGTTCCTGATAGTGTGTCCTAATTAAATCTTACCGTGGCGGAACTCGATGCGGCCTACTACTTCGCTCTTGTAGTAGACGAACTGCTTGCGCTCACCGTTGGTGCACAGCTGGTCTATCAGGTAGCGGTCATTCAGCTCGGTCCAGCGTAGGGACTTAACGTGGAGACCACACGGCCCCAGCCCTAACTTAAAGAGCGTCTTAGAGTGGGTACCGTCCGGTAACACTGCGGTGAACCTAACGTGAATCAGGTCGGAGACCATCATCAGCTCGTCCTGTGCTTCCTTCAGCGACTTGCGGAGGAACTTCATGCGGTCCCGCTGGTGCGCTCGGAGTTCATTCACATCGCGCACCTTCTGCTTCTCACTCTCAAGCTCGACCTCTAAGTAACGAACCTGCCTACTGAGCGAGTCAGCCTTGTCCGCCAGTCGTAGGACCTTTGCCGACTCACTGTTAAACGCTGAGTTGGCCTCTCGGACCTTGCGCTCCAGTCGCTCCTCGCTGCGTAGTGAGTTGCGTATGGCGTTAATGAGTAGCGTAAGGGTGATGATTAACAAGATGGTTACAACGAGTGAGTAAGTCATGATGTGCCTCTTTAAGTATTCTTTAAGTTAAGACTTTAAGTAATGGAACCCTCGGTCATTCGAAGGTTCCCTATAGTGTGCCCTAATTGCCTGAGACCTTACGCAAACGCGAAGTCAGACTCTAGGATATCGCGCAGATTCAGGTCACCTTTGGCCGGAACCGCAGGCATCTTGTCCAGTTGAGACTCATGCAGCTGGTCAGCAAACTGGTCGTAGAAGTCTGCAATTACATCGTTGTCCTCGTAGGTCTTTACCATCGTCTCGCGGACTGCCTTAAAGAGATTCCCAGCGTCTGCCGGAATGGTCCCGAAGGAGTCGTGAATCAGCGCGAAGGAGTCAATCCCGTAGACCTCGTTGGCGTGCACTACGGTCATGCGCAGGTGGCTACCGTCCTGTGAGTGTACAAAGTTGGGAGCGATGCCAGATTCCTGCTTGTGAGCGTCAATCTCTGAATCCTTCCCAGTGTTGTACGTCATCTTGACGTTGGCCTGACCGAGGAAGACCAGCTTCAGGCGCGCTTGGGTCTGCTTGCGATACTCTTGCCACACCGGGAAGCCGTCTGGTGTTACCCAGTGGATTGCGCAGCGCTTACGCAGCACCTCTTTGGTCTTCTTGTCCTTGACTTCGGCGGCCAGCAGCTTAGCGGCAGACTTCAGCCAGTTCATTGCCTCCACTGCGGCCACTACGGTCACGGTCACAGCGTCCCAAATCAGCTTAGCCATGTAGCCAGCCGCTTGGTTAGGGTGCGTAAACATCAAGCCCTCTCCGTTGTCAATAGCTGGCTGAATGGTGTCCTCAAGAACTTGCTGACGGAAGCCAAACTCTTTGGAACCATATGCCAGCGTCATGACCGAACGCTTAGTCACCTTGCGGGTCACACCATATTGCAACCACTGCGCAGCCAGTACGGACTCGCCAAGCGTCACCTTCTCGTGAAACTCTCCAGTCTCTTTGTCAGCAATCTGCTCGACCACCGTCTGAGACCCGTTGACAGCATGCTGGTGGAGCACCTCGTTAACCTTGTCGGCCACAATCTTGTAGATATCCTGCACAGTATCAGAAGGCAGCAGGTTAACCGCACGACCACCGATGGAATCGCGGAGCATTGCGCTGAAGTGTTGAATCCCAGAGCAAGACCCATCGAACGCCAGCGGCAGCGAGCAGTTGTAGTTCAGGCCGTGGTGCTTAACCCCGGCGTACTCAAAGCAGAACGCTAAGAAACAGAACGGTGAATCTTGCTGGGTCCACCAAGTGTTATTCAGTGGGTCCGCTGCGCTCGCCAGAATGTTACCTTCGTTCTCTTCGATGAACTTGATGCGCTCAGGGAAGGGAACCTTGTCGACGCCTGCACAGTTTGCACCGTGAATCTTCAGCCAGTAGAACCCGTCGAGACCAATCGGCTTACCTTTGGCCAGCGTCAGCATACCCTTGGTCATGTCGTTACCCTGTGGGTTGAACATGCTCACAGCGTACACACGCCCGCGCCAGTCCATGTTGTACGGGAACCAAATGGCCTTGTGGTTAGCGAACTTGTTGGCCTGTGCGACCATGAACTCCATTGACAAACGGCGGGACTGGCGGGCCTTGTCCTTACGGTAGACCGCTGCGGCCTCCTTACGCCATGCCTTACGTGCCACCTCGTTGGTGTCGATATCGTCCGGGCGCGGTGGTAACTCCTCACGTTCAATCGCTGGGACGTCACCTACCGGGCAGTGCTTCCAGTTGATAATCTCGTTGACTACCGCGAGCACCTTCTTGTTCACCTTCCACGGTGTGTTTTGCGCGAGGTTAACCGCTTTGTACACCTCAGGCATGTGCACATCATCGTAGCGGCGCAGCGCCTTCTTGGAGTGGGTGCGTACCAGTGCCAGCGGTCGGCGACCTACCGACCAGTAGCCACCACCGACAGTTTCCACCCAAGGTTTCGGAGGGACTACGCATGGTTGGTGCATCGGGCTAATACCTGCGAGTGCACCAGCGCGTTTGCTGAGGAGTTCCACGAAGGCCGGAGCCAGCTGGACCATCTGCATACTGGTCACATCGTCGGAGCCATCGGCCATCTTGTTCTTGGTCATTTCCACTAGACCAGTGCCCTCAATGAGCAGCTCCAGCAGCTTGGTCCCCACGTGCATCTGCTCGTCGGTCTTCCAGCTCGCCCAGTTGTCACCACCCAGCATCCCTTTGGAAATCATATCGGCCTCGACAACCTGCATGAAAGCCTTCTTGTACACGTGGCCTACGCGCTTGTCCAGCTGGTCCGCTACGTTCTTCTTGAAGTAGGCGGCTTCCTGCTCACGGATACGACCGAAGCGCGCCTCGTCCTCAAGCGCCTTACCTAACTGCGAGGACACCTGCTGGATGGTGGCCTTAGAGGCGTCTGTGAGCGTCCCTAAGACGACCTTAATGGTTAGCAGTGCGATTGCCTCACTGGACACTCCGCGCTTCTCTTTGAGTACCTCAGCGCCCATGCTAAGGGCCAACTCAGAGGGAACACCGTGCTTAATCGGGTAGTACGCGCGGGGCTTCTTACCACGAGCGTTTGCTTGCTCCTCCTTCCAGTCGTCAATACGCTTGGTCAGCTGTGGGTGCAACGTTAAGACCAGCGGTTTAGCGGCCACGTTGTCAGCGAACTCACCAGCTTTCACCTGACGTTCTAACATCTTCAGGAAACGCTGCTCGCCCAGCTCGTACGCTTCATGCTCCAGTGCTAACTGCTCGCGTGCCAGCTTGTCCCCGTAGTGCTCGCTGAGGATGTTGTACGGGATAGCTGCCAGTTCAATCTCTGAGAAGTCATTACGTGCAATGTTTAATGCGTTCATTGTGTGCCTCTTTGTGAATAAAGTTTATCTATTGGTGCCTCACCGTATCGGAGACACCTAAGATACACCTTGCTAACCCATAAGTCTACCCTGAAGGTAGTTGTCCACCGGAAGGCCCCGACCTTGCTGTATGGCGAGACCATCGCAGGCCATCCATGCGTGCACTCGCTGCTCGATTTTCGCAAGGTCGTACTTCAGGGCCTCTGCGTTACTCCTTTCGCGCTCCTCACGCCACCGAGCGTGCGCCTTACGGCGTTCTCTACGTTCCTTATTGGCCTTCCGGCGTGCGATGCGCAGCTCCCCGTTCGGGTCACGCTTTGCCTTGTTGCGCTTACAGCGTTCAATCATCTTGGTGGTAGCTATCTGCTCAATCTCTGCGAGCAGTTCCTCAGGTTCCAGCGAGAAAGGTTCACGGTCCCGGATCCTGGCCGCTGAGAATGATACCGGGTCGGTAATCACTGGCTTGCCATCTTTGGTGAACATGATGTTACCACTGTGCATATCGAAGGATGCAATCCCACAGAAGAAGTCCCGAATCATCTGGCACGTCTCAATGAACGGTAAGTCCTTCTCGTGGTGCTCCTCAGGCTCATAATCACACTCGACAAAGTAATACGCGAGGTCTGCGTAGTGGTCGTGCAAGTGGTTACTTCTGCGATTGCATGGTTCCAGTTCATCAAGTACCACCGTGTAGCATCCAGCGTGACGCGCTACGTGATAGATGTTAGGAATCCCTACCCGACCTTGGTGCATCCGGCAGAAAGCCACGTAGGCGGCCCCTGAGTCCTCTTTCTTAAAGCCAACCTTAATGGCCTTGCCCGGTAGCAGTGCGTGCTTAAACGCTGCGCTGAAGTGACCATTACCTAACAGTGAGAAGCCAGCATCTAGCGCCTTGAGTCTCAAAGTGTGCCAGTAGTCTTGACTTTCCAGACCGCAATCGCTGTCCGTATCGTCACCGTCGGACGTCTCACAGTTCACAATGTCCGCGATGAGTGCTACCAGCAGCGGCTGGCGCTTGTCGAGTTCACAGATTGGCAGGTTACGGATGACGTCTAAGCGTTCTTGCATATCGGTGTAGTTCATTAGGTTGTTTCCTTATGGTGGTCGATGTGTTAGTTAGTTAGTTAGCTGCTACTCGTTTCCAGCCTACAGGAGACCGTATGTAGCCATCTGGTATCCGCTGAGGGTGATACAACTCAACGTAGACCTGCTGCATTACCCATTTGCGCTGCCTAGCTGGTAATCTCCCAGCCCTTGCCGCAAGTATTCTCCTTGTCCGCTTCTCCCCGGCACCATATGGCATCACCATCCGTGCAATCTTGAAGGCTTTCTTCAGGTTAGTGCGTTGCGACATAGAATACCCCCACTTTGTTTGCCTTAAATCGGCCATTAGGTAGCCGTACAGTAAAGCGAGGCAAGAAGCCCCACTTCAGGTAACTGAATGATGCTTTGTGCACCTTGAGACCCTTGCGAAAGTCCCGCACAAAGTACAGGACAATCAGGGCGTACACGAAGAGTACAAAGAGTGTTAACACAGGTTAGTAACCTCCGGTCAACGTGATGGTTAAACTACTTGCGTCCGCTTTGAACATCAGGCCCCGTTTTACGAGACCTGCAACGCAATCCATGAGTGACTCAAGGTCTGGACATTCAATTGTCATTGTGCATTCTCCTGCGTGTGTGGTAGGTGTGGGCGAGATGTATCATCAGGTAGTCGTGCGGCCTGCCCAGTGAGAGCAGCCAGCGGTAGTGCTTTAGGTCTGCCTGAGTGAGTCCGTACTTAATCATCGCAGTCATCCTCTTCCTCAGAGTCCTCCCACCAGACAATCCCAGAGTCGTTCAATACGTCGTTGTACAGTGCCTCATAGATGCGAGCCTGACAGATTCGACTCACGTCCTTGGTGTCCGGGATGAGGCCCGAATCGTCAAACTCGTGGTCAATACCATCGGCAGCCATCACCGTGAAAATCTCACTGTAATAATGCGGAACCTGACCGTCTACCACCTCGTGCAGTGCATCAGACCAATCGTCCTCTTCGGTGAGTTCATCCTGTTGGATGCGTTCATTGAACAGCTCAACGGTTGCAGCCAGAAGGTCGTAGTATGCGTTAGCGTTACGTTCCATGGTGTATATCCTCAATGTTGCGTTAGTGGTTATCTTTCAGGCCACCACTTGGATGACCTGTCGTTAACCACTAGTTATTCGGGCTTAGTTGGACCATCACCTTGCGACCCTGTGTATTCTTCAGGACGAAGGCCCATTCATATGCTGCACCCTTGTTGCTCGTCTCGTGGATTACCTTTCCGTTCTCAATGATTTGATACATGTGGCTACCTATCGTGATTAGTGGCTATCATCGTGGCTACTCTCAGGGTGGCAGGACGTACCTTGCCAGAGACCTGAATGTAACCACTAGTTAAACACTATTGTCATGGTGTACATATCAGCTAATCCATATTGTTAATGAACCTTAGAGGTTACTGCTCTAAGTCAGCCTCCATCGCTGGAGTGATTGCAGTATGTCCTAGCTGTGATTCAGAGTCAACACTTATTTGGTAATAATGTGATATATTTTCACTGTGTGTAACAAACTCTAAGTTATTTAGAGTGTTATTGGTCTTGTCGCCATCCTTATGATTGACCAGCGGCCTATCCTCATCAATCGTTAGGTAACTATAGGCTACCAACCTATGGACGCAGAACATGGATGACTTACCGTCTAACCTCAGGTTTACCACACGGTAGCCATGAGAACCCACAGGCGACTTCAAGACACGTGGTACTCTCCCTTTATGGCTTATCACTTGACCCTCTGTAGTCACCTCATAGCCATTGTCTTTAAGTGTCTTAAGGTTTATCTCTTTGTGTATATAGTTATTAGCCATTCGTTTCTCCTCTAAGTAATACTCTAAGTGTCTCCCTATAGTGTGTCCTAATAGAATGAATTGACAATGACTACTCAATAGCCCTATAGTGATGACTCACCGGATGACTCACGGTGAACCTAAGGTGTATGGTCTCAGGTATTACCTCAGGTGGTTACCTCTGGTCTAACCTCAGGTGGTGACTCAAGGTGTGACTCAATGAGTACCAACAGATAGGGACACAGAGGCATCAACATATAGTATCCCAAGGTCCCACTCACCACAACATATAGTATCACCTAAGGATTCCCAATGGTTCCACCCTAGGTTTAACCGAAGGTTAAGGGGTGGCCTATGGTTACTTTGAGTGAACTGGAGGGTACCGGGGGGATAACCAAAAGTGTAAACTGTGAGATGTACACTCAGAACTTTATGCAATATTCTTAAAGGTAACCTCAGGTAGTCCTCAGGTCAGTGCATAGACCCGTAGGTAGACCCAGTGAATCACCTAAGGTTAACTTTAAGTATTGACTATAGAGGGATGGAGTGGTGTATGCTGATAAGCATCACTACGGAATCCCTAGCGCGTCAGGAAGACCCTAATCGCTACAAGTGAGTAGAGAGCACACGAGAGTCTCCAGTCCACCGAGTTGCTGCTGAGTAACCAGTGAAGCCCCAATGGCACCAGCAAGTACCAGCAGAAATCGCCAAGTAGTCCTATGGCGCAGTAAGGTTAACAATAAGCGCATAGGTCCTCCTTATGTTGGCTCTTAGTGTCTTATAGTGAGAGGGTGATATTATCATCACTACCCTCTGCCTTTAAGGAGACTTAAAGTGAATAACTATATGAATGAATCTTTAAGTTGTCTTATAGTAATCTTTGAGTGGTCTCTCCCTATAGTGGGCCCTAATTCCAAGTGTCTGTTATACATGGAGTTTCCTCAAAGTGGCCTTCCGTGGCCTAATGAATCCTTATGCACAATCCCTGCATAGTTACCATGCGATGAACATAGAGTCATCCCCGTCGTCTTCCCACCGGATGTCCACGCCGTTGCTACTGGTGGCCCGGAACTGGGAGATGTTACTCAGGGGCTTCTCCATGTGGTGCTCCAAGAACTCCTGAAGTACCTCAGCCTCTATCTTCACAGCGTCCTGCTGCATCGTAGAGCGTAGGAACTCGACACCCAATGCTAACGCATCAAGTCGGTCATCGTGTGCCACAGCGCCCTTCTCACGGCTCATACGGGTCATCTGGTAGAACAGGCTGTACTTCAGAGCGTGCTTACCGTCTGCATCACGTGCCGTCTGGTAGTCCTGTCGGATAACCTCGTCACGGATAACCAAGCGGTGGCTTGCCAGTACAGGCTCAAGGGTATCGCAGATACGAACCTCTTTCATACCACGAGCACGAATCTCTTCGAGTTGCGCCGGGTGATGCTTCAGGAGCACAGGCTGGAACACGTTACCAAACATACCGTCACCGAAGTTACTCTCGAAGACCACAGTCTGCACCTGCCACTGCTTAGCTTTCTTAGCGAGGAACTCAAGGGACTTCTCTTCGTACCCACGAGTACCGCCAGCGTCCATCAAGTAGATGTAACCGTTGAGGGTGTACAGTACGCACCAGCCAGTCTCATCCTTACCGCGACCACTGGGGTCAATGACCAGAATCTTACCCTGATACGCGCCAGTGTTACTTGAGGCTGTATGGAAGGAGTAAATCTCGTCACCCTTCATGCCCACGTTAGGAAGCTCCTCATTGCGGTTCTGACGGTTCGGCAACCACTGGTAATGCATTGGGGCCTTGTCCGCCTGTAGACCGCACACGATAGCGTCACGGAGGCGTAGCGGGTACTTCTCGGCGTCGCTGAGGTTCGGGTTGAGCATGAACTGGAGCGTGTAGCCAGCTTTTCCGTATTCCACCTCACGTTCCTGAAGGTCCATAGAGTCGAATCGAACCGGGTCGGTAGGTTGACTACTGAGACCCTCTTTGTCCTCATCGTACTCACTGCGGAGCATAGGAGCCAGTCTGTCGCCATAGTACAGGTCTTCCTCTTTGGAGCGAGGATACTGTGCAGGCCAGATAATGGTGGAGTACCCACGGTTGTCCTCAAGTTCCTTGTAGAGCGTCATCTCGGTCTGAGGAGTACCCAGATAGATGACACGGCTAGTCGGCAGAGGTTTCAACAGTGCGGCGAACTCCTGAACCAACGTCCAGAGTTTCTCACGGGCACCTTGGGTTGCAGAGTTACCCGGAATCTCCACGTCATCCGCAATGATGATATCGGCGCGGCTACCAGTAAGCTGACCCGTAATACCCACAGACTTAACTGACGGGCTGTGGTCTGGCTTGGCAGGGCCTACATCAAAGCTAATCACGGAGTCACGCTGACCGGGGCGAGGCTTAAGCTCACTAAGGAAAGGCAACAAGTCGATGATGTTCTTGATGAAGATGGAGTTAGCGTCCGCACGTTCCTTTGAGGCTGAGACAATCAGTATCTTTAACTGAGGGTCACGCCACAGGGTCCACACTACGAACGCACACGTGATGAACGACTTCCCGATACCACGGAAAGCCTGAAGGATAAACTTCTTGTTCTTTGGGTCTGCCAGACACTTGGCCATGTCGATTTGACACTTGGTTGGTTCCGGCAGGTTAAGGGCCTTCCATAGCACGAAGAGAAAGGCGACAAAGTCACCCTTCAGTTGCGCAATGATTAAGGCGTTCTTGGCTTGCTGAGAGTTACTCAATGTTCACCTCCCTTCCCTTGCAGCTTGCGAATTGTGTCCTGTAGGGCCTTCTCTTTGAGGTCAGCCCTCTGGGTTATTGCGATAAGACTCCGAGCAGTTGCTTCGTGTAGTTCGACGGAACCATCAACGAGGCATCGACCGTCTGGTCCTGCGGCGACACTGGTAGGTTTGACTCTGACGCGCAGCCGCTTATTGTCGCTACGCAAATCAGCAATAATCCTATCAGTGCTGCCCTCCAGCCCCTCAAGGTCTGCTTGGTACTTAGCCGATACTGAGTCAATCGCTTTCTGAGTTTCAACTCTAGCCGTTTGCTTCTTGACGTATTCATTCTGTACTACCTCCTTCCATTTAGCGTCCGTAGATTGCGAACCCAAGTGCCACCCGAAGGCGAACACCATGATAGCCACAAGATACGGGACGATTCTCTTAGTAAAAGTTAGAAATCCCATATGTTTCCTCCAGCATTTTAGCGTGGGTTTGTTTGGCCCACTCCACTACTTCTTGTAGATTCGTAGTAGGCGCTTTAGTCTCCTTACGGCCACCCATGCGAATATCTCCGTAATACACTTCGCAGCCTTTTCTCTTAGCGAATCTGGAGTACACTCCTTTAGGAAGTTTCCGACTGCCAGTAGTATTCGCCACGTTTGCACCGCGTGGGATGGCCCTCAAGTTTGACAGGTCGTTATTCAGCGGGTTACGGTCTATATGGTCCACAACGAACCCATCCGGTACAGGACCATTCGCTTCTTCCCATAGTAATCGATGTACTCCGTATACCTTTCCGTTTATAGTGACTCGCCAGTAGCCGCCACTCAAATATTGCCCTTCCATATTACCTCCTTAAATGACATCCATAAAGGCACTACATATAGTAGTACCTTGAGTATATCACTGTAAGGTGAACGTATCGTCGTCTGTCAGACCATCAGCACCCACCTTGGAGTTGTAAGCCTCCAGACCCTCAGCCAGTCCGCCCAAGATGTTAACGTCAGGGGTCAGCTTAGAGATTTGGAACTTGTGACGCTCCAGTAGTTTACCAATGGCGTTGTACAGCTGAGGTGTGCGCTTCTCAGGATTCTTCAGGTCCATGAGCATCTGCTGAGCCATCTCAGTGTCTAACATTTCGAGGAACTTAATCAGGTCCATAGGTTACTCCTTATTAGCTTTCTTCCAGTCAATGATTTTGTCGACTACCTTGGCACCAATCTGAACCACTGTGTAGGCGATTGCCGCGACGTAGAACCACTCGTTGAGTGAGAGACCCCAGAAGAGTCTCGCTACGCCGTCAGCCCCAGCAACCCCCGCAATGGGAGCCGCCTTGATAACTTCGTTATTGAAGTCTAGGGATAACATACTGCCCCCTTATGTTATGAAGTGGTAGGGACTGATTACCTGATGTTGGCCTTTCGAGCCAATTGGTGTTGTGAATAACCAAATCTCAGATTCACCATCCTTAGTAATACCAGCGTTTGGTCCACCATGTCTACAGTTGTACAGGTACACTCGAGCCTTCCCGGCAACACCGCCCTGACCAGCAGCGAATGACGCGCCACCGAGGTAGTTACCCTCACGTGAGCTATCGCGCGACGTACAGTTGAAGTTACATGTTACAGTCCCCTCGTGCACATCGTGTACCACCCTGCCGTAAGTCTCGTAGTATTCACCTCCCATTCGAATGCCTACAGCGCCATCATGTGCGGTTGAGCCGTTATTGTTAGGGAGCATATCGAACCCTGAGCGTCTCCCGATACAGTTTAACTCAATGAACCAAGGCTTAATACCTAGGCCGAACACATCCGAGTGATAGTTCCACGCATCCTGCATACCGTACTCTGCAATACAACCAACGGCCACAACGTTGTATCCCCTGCTGTTGAATGAGTTTTCAGTACAGGTTAGCCCGAACTTGCAGTTGTTCAATCGAAGCACAGCCCCTGCCTTACTGGCATTCATAACCTCAGCATGGAACCCTCGGAAGCTGTAGCGGAACTCCACGTTCTCAATGTAAACATTGGAGTTATCCTGCACACGCCCGTTGGTAATCTGGAGAATCAACTTAACGTTAGCATCAGGTGCTCGACTGTCGTTCAGTTGGAACGTTATGGTCGACCCACTGACGAAGCTACGACCCGGACCTACTTCAGCGAGAGACGCGACGTTTGTCAGTACCTGCTCATGACCATACTTATCGACAACACTCTTATCGATAATCCTGAATGCAAGACCCTGAGTGGCT